TTTGTCAAAATGAATATGGCGTATGATAATTGGGATGCATGGGAACCAAAAAATCCGTCAGAATTAATGTTAAAAAATGCTATAGATAGTAATGAACACATCGGAACCTGAAGGATACGAAGGGACGTCTAAACATTTTAAATTATATGATGATGATGATAGTTCTGATACTGAAAGTGATTCCGATACAGAAACAGATTCAGGTTCTGAATCGGGATTAGAACGTATAAATATAGGTATGTTAAAAGGATATATGAAACCAAAACATTATAAAAAAATTTTAATAGAAGAAGATTTACTCCCCGATTAAAATCTCAGGATACTATATATAAAATGTCTACTGCTGCTGAAACTGTTACGCTCGTCGCTCGTGAACTCGAGTCCCAATCCCTCAACGCCGTTGTTGCCGGCTTCTCCTTTGCCGCCGCCCTCTCGTGGATGGACTTGGTCAGGTGGACTGTTAACCAAGTTGTTAAGGTTAACAAGAATGGTGGTATGAACTACACGCTCACGGCCTTGTTTACGACGCTCTTGTCCATCTTGGTCTACGTTGGTATCTCTCGTGTGTCTACACGTGTGCAAAAGCCAACTCAACCAATCTTCGCGGTTACTCGATAAGTTTAGGCTTACGCATAACCAATAGTAAAAATAAACCGGTTGCGATTACCATAAATATAGATATAAACGCATCCCATCTACGCGGATCCTCCATTTCAGGGATACTCATAGGTGGTGGAAGAGCAAAGTCTCGTTCCATTTTAGCAATATTCTCAAGTTTATCAGTTGAACATGTTACCGCGAGTTTAAGTATATGATTCGCATTTCTAAAATCGTATGGTATTAACCGATTGTTACTACTATAATAAAACTGAACACGTAAACTCGATATCGTTTTTTGTGATCCCGAATCAAAATTGTGTTCAACTGTATCGTCAACACCCGAAAAGTTAATCACATCCCCGCATAGAAGTATACGTCCTGTATAAAAGGGAGTTTCGGAAAACACGGTCTTGTTAAATTCGTCGGAACCACTACTCAATTTAACAATAATTGCATCGGCACCCTGTAAATTAATACTTCCAGTTTCTAATGAACTCGAAGTTGATGACACATTTGAAGCTGGTAAACCTAAAACATCATGTGGCGTGGTGTAACCATTTGTACCAGATGTATAACCATTTGTACCAGTATAAAACAAAAATGTAAAATCACTTGCTCCCGAAAAAGTTATAGCATTTGTATCTTTATCAAAAGTTGCATTTGTAATTATAGTACAATTGGTATTAATCGCCGCGGCTAATTCTTCTCCACTATAGTTTCCAATTGGTATAGTTACCGTTTGAGTTGTACCACCGTTTGTCAAAACGTCAAATTTATTGTTCCTGGAGTGTATAAGATACTGACTATTATGTATACGTGCTGATATAAGTGAAATTTTAGTTACGTCATAAATAGGGTTTTTTAAGTGTACAACATAATCACTTGGATTTGAATATAAAACTGGGTCTCGTTCACCACTGTCTATATCTAAGGTATGTACCTTCATTAAAATATAGGAGCATTATTTTAATGAGTGTATGTCTCAAATTTTTAGTTATTTAAGAAAGACTATGAACTAATGGGTTACTTGAAAGTTGTCTTCTAGCTGTATCCAAACTCATATTTGTAGCATTTGGATTTTCTTGTCCCTTATAAGCATTGAATTTATGATAATCGTTGTGTCTATATTGTTGTGTCCAAGCACCATTCGCGGCATTTACTCGACCATCAATTCTCGATGTATCGGTGCGAACACTTGTAACCATGCCACCCTGGTTAAGTGCGTCGGCGCGAACGTTCATTCGTCCTGGACCCGCAGCTCTATTTGGGTTACCACGAAGATCGGATGGTCTTAAGCCATATTTTGTAAGTTCTTCATTCGTGTACATGGAATTATCCATTCTATTTTCACCAATTTTGACACCTGGTGTATTCAAGTATCCACCAACAAATTTACTAATACCCGCGTTTGGTTGATTATTGTATTGATACTGTCCAATAGAACCGTCAGCTTTGTTTCGTGTTGGTTCTTGAGCACGTGTAAGTGCAGAAACCGTTCTCTTCGCGGATGCAAAATTTAATGTATCAGTTCTCGAACCCGTTTCAGATCTATTCGTCGTTTTCTTTGTACGTTCATGTTCTGCTCGTGGAGTTCTACCAGTCATACCCTGTGCCCTACCCGCAACTGGGGGGAGACGACCATGTAAAAAGCTTGTTTTTTCAGGTCTATTGTGCCCAACTTCACCGACAATACCACGTCTACCACCCTTCGCATCAAATGCTGGACCTGACCTACCGGGTAAAGTCGTTAAGCGGTACGCACCAACGTTCTCTGGGTTAACACGAAACAATTGTTGATTACCCCCAAACGCTGGAACTTCCGGTCCAACGCCCAAACCTGGTCCGACGAGTTGTTTTTCAATTGGTGAAATATTATTCATTCGCCCTGCGTCATACATACGATTTCTCATAGACAAAATTTCAACCCCCGATGATCGTTGTTGTGGGGCAATTTCAGAAAAAGAACCCATTTCTTGTTTTGAATTATATATTGGTTCTACTAGTGGTGATAAAGGTCCTAGGTACTCGGATTGTATAGAGACGTCTCTATCCGAAAAATCTGAAACGATTTCAGGTTCTTCTATTTCATTACCTTCTATTGTGTATTTTTCGTCTGGTTGACTTAATTTTCTACCGGCATAAACTAAGCCGGCTATAGCCATTATAGATATAGGATCAGCCATTCTTATTTCTTAGCGAGATTTTTATTGAGGTATCTTTGCTGAAACAAACCATTTTGCATTTCGGCTCTGGTACTCGATGGTTCATATGATTGTGTTCTAAGTGGTAATTTACACTCGACATTTTGAAGTGGGTGAAAATTTCTTTCGTAAGTCTTCGCTAAAACTTTATTGAAACGAGATGTACTTTGTGGTCTGAGTTGATCAGATGTGTCAATGTACTGTGCTGGTGAACCTTTACCCGCCATATATGGAGCGGTACCATATAACATGGTGTTTGGTCTACTTGACCCATAGTTAAGGGTACTGGGCTGAGGATATGTAAAAACTTCTTCGGTCGCACAAACGGCTGGAACCGCGTGATCTTGAACCACTTTCATTCCTGGTTGGAGTTGATACGCCATTTATTATTACAAAAGATTTTGTTTATGGAAATCGAGTATCTACTACTTTATTATTTAAATTTTTTAAAATTAAGGGGCTAATCCCGAACCTCTATACATACCACTTCTTTTATCACCGTTTGGATCGAGTCCAGAAAACGCCTCGAGTTGAACCCCTCTCGCGTCTGGGTTACACAATCGTGGGTCTTGGCGACACGTATTACCTCTTTTACCATGGATAAATTCGTAATATGGTGTACCGCCGATAGACGTATCTGGCATACTTACAAACTGTCTCGATAATGCATTTCTTTGGTGTTCAGGCATAGATGAACGCGAACGGGCTGGTCCATATTTGATGTCACCTGTAAGTAAATTATTTACTGGGGTTTTTACGGTTGGATAATGACACGATTGGGGTCTGTCTGGTCTATCTACATAATCCGAAATGAGAACATTTGCCATGGGATTATCTTTTGTTGGCATGGAACACGATTTACCTTCATTATTGTATACGTTTGTTGGTCGTATAACACCCTCCTTTACCATATTAGATTTTTCCATTATATAAAGAACTCCGAGTGCGGTTGCACCCAAAACAAAAATACGTGCATCACGTCGTATGAGGTATATTATACATGTCGCATAAATGATAAAACGAGCAGTCGCGTTAACACGGTCTGCTGAAGATTGTGTCTTTGACGGCCAAAATTCGTGAACTTTGTCTACTCGAACCAATTGTTTTGGATCTTCAAACCAAGATGTCATTTATATATAGTGAGTTTATTTTTTCATCATACCACCCAACATACCCTGCATAGTTTTCATCAATGCAGCTTCGTC